CGCGTGTTTAAGCGCAGATAATTGCCTGAAGGTATATTGAGGCCATTCACGGGATTAACGAGCGCAGGCTGGCCTGTAAATGAGTCAAACCCATACTTTGCCGTCCCTTTGCGAATCGAGTAGCCCAAATAATTACTGCAGGCATCAATTGCCATAGAGATAAGCCCCGAAATGTAAGTATCATCTGAGGAACTTGTAACCCTTAAATGGGTTTTTGCATCTGCCAAACTGAGGTAATCAGTGGCGGCATTTGCGAAGGCGGTATATCTACGGCTAACAAACATTATTCTGCGTCTAGTTCGGTTTCAGGGTTTACTGGCTTTGCCTTTTTGCTAGGCTTGGCTGATGTCAATACTGCAATCTCTTCAGCAACCCCGCCCTCGATTAAAAGCATGGCCTGCTTAGTTTCAATAATCACTTCGTCGCCTACGTTGTAACTTAGATTAAATTGCCCTGTAGGGTTTGCTGTAAATCTCACTTTCATATTGGCCCAGGGGCGATGCAGTCAAGATCACCCCCGGCACTCGGTATTTAATGACTCCGAGCAGTCAAGTTATTAGGCTACGATGTCCTTACAAACTGCGAAAGCAGTAGGCTGCAACAAGTTTACATCCATGTAAGAGTTAAGGATAACGTTGGTCAAACCAGCAGTAGCTCCACTGAAAGGATCTACCACTAATTCCATGCCACCACCCCATGAAGCCAAAGCGAGCTTGGAGAAGTCACCGAAAATCATGGCAGACAATGTGCTGCTAGTTCCTTTGGTCAAGTTGCTAGGAACCAAAGTAGAAGTAGCTACATTGTAACCGTTCAACTCGGCGCCACCGCTTGCCCAAATGAAGTTACCTTCAACACCAGAAGCTTGGCGGGGGATAGTTTGCAAAGCAGCTTTTACTTTAGGGTTGGTCAAGTAAGCAACACCTTCGCCGTTGGCGTTTTCTACAGCCTTCATCAAGTTAACAACGTCAGCCCATACTGGAGCGATTCCGTTTGCGTTTGTGCTGTTAGAAGATGCACCACCAGCAAAAGTTACGTTTACGTTGCTATTGGCAATAATACCAGTAGGCTCGTTAGAACCACCGCCTTTAATAGCAGCAGTTTCCAAAGATTGAGCCATAGCATTCAACAACCAGTTACGCACGTAAGCGTCGATTGAGTTGCTAGATTGCAACATCAACTGGTTTGATACCTGAATGTAAGCGGCCAAACGCTTAGGGCTGAAAGTGATTTTGCTGAACGCGGGGCTCTTTTCAGAAGCTGAACCGTTTTCAGTGTTCCAACCTGCGCTAGGAACGGTTGAAGCAGTTGGCATATCCAAGTTACCAACCAATCCGCTCAACTGCTGAACACCCAAACCGCGCAATACGGTACGTGGCAACAATACATCAATGATAGATCCAACAGAAGTTTGAACGTTTACACCACCCTCAGAACCAGAAGTTCCGCCAGTAGCAGTCATATCACGTTTGAAAACCTCAGAAGGGATTTTTACAGAGTGAGCGCTTACGCTTACCCCAGAACGCTGGAACTCTTCAGCACCGATTTGAGAAAATTCACCTTCAACACCTTCGCGGCGTCCAGTGGTAGCCAAATTGATTGCACGCTTAAAGCTGTAATCTTTAGCCATGTTTTCTTTTTCTTTTTCCTCACCACGGCTTGCAGAATGACCAGCAGCTTGAGCTGCAAGATTCTGCAACTTTTCCAAGGTTTCAACCTCAGCTTTGATCGCGCCCAAACGAGCCTCGATTTCAGCCAAGCGGTTGGTTTCTGAATCAGCCATAGATCTGGCTTCTTTTTCGATCACAGTTTGCAGAGTAGACAACTCGCCCAACAGGCGGCCGCGCTCTTCTTTCAATGCTTTAATTTTATTCATGATTTTGTGTTTTGTTTAAAGGTTTTGGTATCTCAATAAAGCCAATTTAATTACATCGGCAGAGGCTTGGCTTCTTTTGGCCTCTTCGATTTCTTGCTCCTGATCACGCATAGCAACAATGCTACGGGCGTCGGCTTCAGTATCAGCATAAGCTGGATAGGTTACAGGGCTCACATCATACAAATCCTCAATTACTTTGATTGTGCGCTTGCCCATAGATCCGTACTTTTCCGATTCGCTCCACATTTGTTCTTTGATTGTAAATGCAAATGAACTCTGTGTGATATCGCCGCGCATGATAGAACGCACAACGCTCATATGTGTTGGATTCTCATAATCTGGGACCCAAGTATATTCAAGATTTCCGTCGCCATTTACGAACACTTTGCAGGTGTTTGCTTTAGTGCGACCCAAAATTAACTCGGCTTCGTGGTTGAACAAACAGCGAATGTCGTAATCTTTAGACAGAGCATTGTCAAACGCTCCCGGCAAAATAACCTCCTCAAAATATCCGAGATCCGTAGCGGAATTGATGACAGCAGCAATGCCGCCAATTTCTTGTGGCATGCCTTCGCCTTCTGACCTGGTGTGGACGGTGCCCGTAAATGTGCGCCTTTCTTGTTTCATTATATTACCTCGGTGTTATTGGTTCCCTCTGGGTTGTTGTTTTTGTCGGCGGTGCTCATTAGTTGCGCAATTTTGGCGTCCATGTATTCATCGATTTTGCTCGACGGCATCAAATTAGATTCAATCAAATACTCATCGCCTCCATTAAATCCGTTTGCATCTTCAAACATGCGGGCCTCATTACGTGAAAGCCAACCGCCGCGAATGCCTTTATTGTAATAGTCAGCGCGCTCATTGGCGGAGGCTCTCAACAGCGAATTAAAGTTAAATTTGAAATAATAAGTCAACTTATCATTTTCTGTTAACAGCTTGCGGGCCATTTCCTGCTCGATGTTAATGGCATAGGATGCCAAAGTGCGTGCGTAAAAATCTTGATATTCCTGTTCAACGCTTGACTTGATGCCATCCTTGGCGCCAATCATGGAAGCGGGCACCCCAAAAATGCGGGCGATTTCCTCGGCCGAAAATTTGCGGGTTTCCAAATACTGCGCCTCTTCTGGCGACAGGCTCAACTTCTCCATCTTGATGCCATTGGGTAGCACAGTGCTGCGGCTTGCCCCATCAATTACATCGTCAAGCGATTTCTTCAATGGCACTGCCTGCTCGGGTTTAATCTGCGCATCAGATGTTAACAAAAATTTCAATACTCCATTTTTGTAGACGCCTGCGCTCTGGCTAATCGCTGCCAAATCAATGCCCAAGGTTTCGGCGTGCACCACGATAGGAGACAAACCAACCAACGGATCATCACCGCAAAGCCCTTTAAAATGCAACATGTCAGTAGCAGGCACAATAGAAGGGAATCCCTTAAGGTTTATTTTGTAAAATAGTTGCCCGTCCTGCATTACTGGTGTAACATAGTCGGGGGCAATAGGGTGCAACTCTACGCCAATAAAACGAGCGTCTCGATTAATAAAAGCGTAAGCGTTACCCTTAAGCGCCAAGTGGCTTACCATGTACTTAGTAAAGTCGTATTTCGTTTGGTAAGGGTTAGGCTCGTTAATTAATGCCGTGCTGTAATGTATTACAATCTGGTCGCGGTTAATGCCGTCGTCTTTGTATAGTTTCAAAGTGAGGCCTGCTATACCGTCTGCAATTACTCTAACGCAAGCATGCACCGAGGCAATGCTTAACGCCGTGCGGTCGTTTACCGCTTGGCCGCTTTTAGTCTGGTAGCCAAAAACATTGTTTAAGGTATTAATAAACCAGTCAGCAGGCTGAGACAAGCCAGAGCGCTTTTCTTTTCGGGGCTGCCAAAACTTTAAATTCATTGGGCGCAAATTACAACCGCGTTAAATTTTTTGCGTTAACATTTGTTACGGCCTTGCGCAAGCCAGCGAGAAAGTGCCGCCCTAAAAACATCATAAGACTTGTAACGCTTTACACCAAACTTGCCTAAATACTTTTGCTCTGTGGCATTGTAGGCGTCCTCGTAGGTCTTGTACTTGGGCAGGTTGTTATAGTATTCCTGCATGTAGTCGTCTAAAAATTTCATATGCTTAAAAACCAAAATTCGCTGTTTTGCTCTTTGGCTGCGTCCTGCATGCAAGTGCCCAAGGCCATAACTATACTTACTGGCCCGTCGACTTTGTCGCCGCTCTTGGCCTTATTTATTTTAATGTTACCCGCTGGGTCCTGAGTTAACAATATATTGCCCATCATCCAGCGCGTCACTGGGTTGCCAGCGTGCCTTAGCATTTTGTCCTTAACAAGTCGCTCAAGTTCTTTAGTCGGTGCAGACATACTAACAAAGCCCTGCCCAAAAGGAAACATTTGTAAACCTTCGTTTTGTAACTCAATTACTAACTGCGAAGCGTTAAATCGGTCAAAGGCTATGTCTTTAATGTCGTAGCGCTGGGCTAGTTCTATAACGCGAGCCTTAATAAAAGCGTAGTCCGTTACATTGCCCTCCGTTAATTCTATAAAGCCGTCGGCTGCCCATTGGCGAATAGAAGCGCCCGCAGCGTCCTTACGCTTAAAGGCGGTTTCACTTGGTAGCCAGTACCAAGTTCTCACAGCGTGCAGGCTTGGGAAGTATAACGAGAATGCGCAAAAGTCGCCCGTGCTTGCCAAGTCTAAACCTCCGTAGCAAAGCTCGCCCTCTAGCTCGTCGTCGCCGTCGCATAGTTTCCAAAGGCTGTCACTAATCCAAGTCTGGGCCGTGTCGGTCCAAACATTAAGCAGCTTAGTTTTAAACTCTACCTCCTTATGCACAAATTCTTTAGCCTCTGTTAACGCCTGCTCTAATTGTCTAGGGTATACGCTTATGCCCCAGTTAGGGTTAGCCTTTGCCCACACTGCTGGGTCGGTCCAGTCGTCGCCTTCGTCCAATGTGTATATAACACTAAACAGCGCGTCGTCCTTAATTGCCCCGTTTAAAACATTAGCACAATACTGCCTATGCTTGTAGCAGGGTGCTTCTCGGTTAAAGCCCGCTGTGGTAATTGTAAACAGCAAAGGCTGACGGCGTGCGCCCATCGAGTTGCGTATTACATTATACAGCTCGTCGTTTGGGTGGGCGTGGTATTCGTCTATGCAAGCAAAATGTGTATTAAGTCCGTCCTGCTTGTTTGGGTTCCACTCTAGTGGCTTATATAAACTTTGGCCGTAAACTATGCGGCGGTTATTAACAGAGTTGTTAACAGTTAACTCTTCGTGAAGCCATGGCAAGTTCTGGCAGACTCGCACGCTCTCGCCAAAGACCATCATGGCTTGGTCCAACTTTGTGGCCGCGCTGTAAACCTGCGCTGCTGGCTCGTCGTCAGCGATTAAGCCGTAAAGCATTACTGCACTAGAAAAAGTAGACTTTCCGTTTTTACGCGGGACCTCTACATAAGCGCGAGTAAAGCGCCTGCTGCCGTCCTCGTTTAAAAATCCAAAAAGGTTATAAACTATAAACGCCTGCCAAGGTTCTAGCGTAAAGTTACGGCCTGCATAGTCGCCAGTCGTGTGTACTAGGTTCTCTATAAAGTTAACGGCGTGCTTTGCTAAGCTGTCGCTAAACTTCCAACCTTTTGCGCGGTCACTTTCGTAACGGGCTACTGCGTTCTTAACATGAGCGCAAGCCGCTACCTCTCCGCTTTTAATTTTGTCTATATAGTCGTAAACTATTTGCACTTTCTAAAAATGGCTAAGCACTCAAAGGCTAGTTTTTCGTTTCGGTAGTAGAACGCCTCGGCTACATTAGCAGCGAGCCTGCCGTGCTTGTCGCATGGTTGCCCGTCAATGCAAACCACAAAGCGCTGGCCAACTTGCTGCACTGTGTAAATACTTGGCGCTTCTATTTTAATTGTTGCCGTCTCAAACGCTTTGGTATGTACGGACTTAGTTATTGTCTTTTTCATAATAGTTTAATTTGTTTTTTGTAATCGTCAAACCTTTTGCAACTCGCAGTAAAATAGTCTGCGTCTAATTCGCAAGCGTAAAAGTCGAAGCCCTCCATGTCCGCCGCAATTCGTGAACTGCCACTGCCTAAATGGGTGTCTAAAATTTTGTCGCCTTGCTTTGCATAGTTTTGTAATAACCAGCGGTAAAGTTTAACAGGCTTTTGAGTTGGGTGTAATTGCACTAAATCTCTATTTATATTGCCATAATACATGAAGTCAAAACATTGGGCAGGTTTATTAAATGACGTCCAAG